CGGTTTCGCTTGTTTTTCTAGTACCTTACGGACTATATCTTTTCTCTTTGTCCAGATTGCAAAAGTGCAATGGGGATTCCTAAGGCATATCAAAATATAATTTTGAAAATGGCGTTGATTGATCAATTCTCCATGGGCAGAAAATCTGAAGAATGCATCGAGAATGTTTGGAATTTCATTGGGGAGTAATTCCCTAGACGGCAGAAGGTCGGAATTCCTCTGTAAAGCCGTTGCGGTCGATTGTCGGTACGTACGCAGCATATATTCTGAGTAACATTCCTCGCAGATCGAACCCTTGTTTGCGGAAAACATCTTTATACAAAACGGATTGGTTAGAGTGTTTGTAGAGATTGCCCTGAATCCTTTTAACTTTCCAGACATTGTGGATATATGGACTGCAGATGGAATTACCATGATTCTTTTCCTTTCGTTTTCGTTTCTTATTCGTTGTTTAGTAAGTAAAGCCGATAAAAACGGTTTTCGTAGCCTTGAAAAAACGTTCGTTTCCGTTTTCGTAGTTCTCGCAAGTGTAGGTCTTATCTTCTCGATTGTAGTGATTGACAATATAGACCGCACTACTATCGGCCTTCACTTTGAAAAATGTTTCTTTCCGTTTCTTTAGTTGGCTCAGTTTGATCGTTTCCATTGTTCTTCCCTTTTCCGTTGTCCGTTTCTGTTCTCGTTTATTCTTCAAAAGTTAGCCATTCATTCATTCCATCGTTCGAACCATAATCCCCAGCTTCTGGGCCCATTTCGAAGTAAGCTTCCTCCATTTCCATGCCTACCCTTGAAACGTGTTCGTGAGTCACAATCCCGGTAATACCGACCCCACGCAATACCGATCTGATATATCGTTCGGAATTTTTCTCTCCATCGATACCATGTAATAGTCGATGATTTTCGATTGTATTCAAAGCAGTGCACCATTCGTCGTACACCGAGTTGTCTAAAATTTTGCTTACGTCCATTGTCCTATCCTTTCCGTTTCTGTTCTCGTTTCAGATGTATATAGTACAGTCTGTATCGGTAGAATCAACACACTACTGTAAATATATTCTCGTTTCATAAATAGGGCTTCTTCTCTCTAGAATTCCTATCTATTCGGTACAGTATTCGCTATGGGAAACGTCTATCGGTATTGTCTATGGGTTGTATAGGTTTTGCCTATCGTTTCGAGATAGGAAACGGGGTGTTTAGAATTTATAAAGATGGAAAAGGATCGAGAAAAGGGGACGTTTCAGGCATCTCGCACCACTTCCCAATGTTCCACGTGGAACAATCACAAACTATGCCAAGACGTTGCAATATCGGGAAAATCCCTATCTTTTACAAGACTTTTACAAAAGGGTGTTAGGGTGATTTTAGGTGGGGTGTTTAGTCCCCAGTTAGGGTAGTGTTAGGTGGGGTATTTAGTCCCCAGGTGGGGTGTTTAGTCCCCACCCTAACAAGTGTTAGGTGGGGTATTTAGTCCCCACCCTTTCTTGAAGGTCTTTAACTTGTTGAAGCTGTTGAAGTTATTGAAGTTATTGAAGCTGTTGAAGCTGCTTAACTTCTTGAAGCTCTTGAACTTCTTTAAGCTGTTGAAGCTATTGAACTTGTTTAAGCTTTTGAAGCTTTTGAAGCTTTTGAAGGGGCTCTATTATTTGAAGTACCCCGGTGGGGGGGGTGGGGTACACCCCCGCTTACATTGCCCACCATTTTTCTTTTCCCTACATCCAACCTAACGCTCACCACAAGACGTTAGGGATATTACTGCCTGATTCCCTATGGACAGGAGTTTTGTCTCACTACGGGGCTTATTTAGGCCCGTGAGGATCAATGGCATCTCGGATGAGGTTCTGAATGGACTGAGCATCGGAGGATGAGTTTGTGAATTTTTGTGTGAGGATTTTATCGACATCGATGACGGTGGAGCCTGGGTGAGCTTGGAAGGTTCGGATGATTTCGTTTTGCGGGATGCCTTTTGCGTGCCATCGTCTGGCCCACATCTCGACGGTTTCGATTTTGTTTGGGCAGTCGGAGTGGAGGACGAGTTCGGTGAGTTTCTGTCCACGGAGTGATCCGGTGTCGTGGAGTGATTTGTCGGGGGGGGGTGTTTTTTCTGGTTCTGGTTTTCTCCCCTCCCCTCCCTCAATTTTTTTAGCACCTTCTTCCTGCGGAGCGGTGGATCTTGGAGGTTGGAACCGCTCTTCAGGAGGAGGTTGGGATGCAATGGAATGTTCTTTGTCTTTTGTCTTTTTCTTAGTTCTTAGTTCTAAGTTCTTTGTTAGCCATTTTTTGCCATTGGCAGAATCATGCGATTGCCATGCCTCTTTTTCTTTGTCTTTCCATCTACTTGCGGCACCTCGTTGTCCTGCTAACCTCTTTTTGTTGAAGGAAGTTGCGGCTTCGTCCTTTTCCCTAAGTAGTCTTTCGGACTGGAGGAAAACTACCTCATTTTTGACAACTTTTTTCAGTGGACTGATTTCACTTTCCGAAAAAAACTTGAGCATTTTTTTTATTTTTTGTCCAGAAACGCCTAAGAGGGGTCTGAGAAAAGTGGGGTCTGCGAGTATGGTTGCGTCTTCTGAGTCTTTCCACATGTAGCATAGAATGCGTATGTATGCACCTTGGTATTCTAGTGAGAGTGACTGTACTTTGGAGTCGGATAGCCAGTCGGAGGGGAAGAACTTAAACCACTTCATCTGGACACTCCTTTTACGCATCCATCCCCCCAGGGTTCCTCTCTCATCGTCGCATGTCTTTTCTCGTGTAATGCCATTTCGTAATTGTAGTGTATGCAGATAAGGCAGGTTTCTGTGCATTCATACCCCTCGCTATCGATGAATATTCCGCACCGACAGTATCCATAATCGTGCAGGGCTATCAGTTCTTCTCTGGAAATGTCATTTAATAAGCCGATAACACCGTGTATCCAGTCTGGGAGGGTAAGGCCCTTTAGATTGTCGTAGGCGTATTTAAACGAAAGCAAAGAGATTCGGAGTTGATTGACTCTGCTATTGTCTTTCTGATACATATCTTCCAGTTCATGGGGTCTGCAATCAAGGCACACAGATGGAAGAACGCTCCGCTCACCTCGCCACATACTGTTCCACCGTTCGTCCTCCATATCGAGAGAGAACTCTTCGCCACATACTGAGCAAACGAATGGACGAACACCCATTCCATCTAATGCCATTGTCCACTTCTTTCTGATACACATCATCTGCCGTACTCGTCTTTCCTCGGCATGATTTGGGGTATCGTAATCCGATAGATCGGTCATAATCGGCCCATCTGGAACTATGCCTTTACTCATTTCTCTTTCCTTTCCTTTATGAAATTCTCTATGAAACTTATCATATCTGCTCTACCCTCTGGAGTTTGCGAACTTGGATGGGGTTTTAGTTTTGGGAGTTGGTTAATCCTTTTGACTCCCGCAGAGTTGTTCATCCTCCGAGCTAATTTCCTGGCTTGTTTTTTGTTCCGAAATGCATGTAACGCATGTCCTCCTTCACCCAAAAAGACACCCCACGAAGCTGAATCACCTTCTCCTCCAATCAACCTAACAACGAACTTAATGTCTTTACTCATTTCTCTTTCCTTATCATCCATCACCATGATTCTTCCCCTTTTTTGTTTTTCGCCTTAATTCTTTTACTAATATTTTGGTACACCACTCTCGAACACTTTGACCCTCTAACGCTGCATAAGACTTAACCTGATTTTTGGTTGTCTGATCAACGTCAAATGTCAATCTGGTTAAATTCTCATGAATCCGTCTTTCTTGTGACTTCATCTGTCCTTCCTTTCCTTTATGAAATTCTCTAAGTCCCTGGGATCTATGCGGATAGACCTCTTCGAGAACCGTATTGCCGGGATCTTGTCCTCTTTGATCCACCTCGATAGCGTTCTTCCGCTGATCTGGAGGATCTCCCGCACCTCTTTTAGGCTGAGTAGTGTCGTGTCAGTCATTTCAGTGCCTTTCCGGTGGTGGACGGTTTGAATTTCGTCACACCGTTCTGTTTCAGAACCTTGTCTATCTTAGGTTCAAGGCGGCTCACACAGAACTCACGAATGCTTTGCCCAGTAAGGGAGCATGCCAACTTTAGCCGATCATGAAATTCCGGGTCAACATTTGCTATCAGTCTTTTTGGCCCTTTTCGTTTAGCTGAAGTCACTGCCGTTATCTCCTATCTCTACAATTTTGCAGTTTTCAATCGGTATTTTGTAAAACATCTCACCGGATGGAACCTTTTTGTTCGGAACCTCACCAAGAAACCTCTCTTGAAGCTGATCCCCGGTGATACACCACGCTTTCTGGAGATCGTCCCTCAGTACCCAGAGGATTACCGGGTACGGTGAGGTCGTAAGATACTCCCTTCTCGCTGGAACCTGAATCGTCCTCCAAGATTCCGGCCAATCGTCCTTCCATCCCCTCTTCACCTCGACCTCATGCCGGAAAATGTCCACTATGCATGAGTCGTACATACGAATACTTAATATGTCGGGTCCGTATACATCCGTAGGGAATAAAGAAAATCGACCGGACCTGTCAAGATGAGAACGAATTGCGTTCCGACCACGAGAATCGTTCGCACGGTACTCCTCGTCCTCGAAAACCTTCTTATTCATCACAATTTAACTTGTACGCCCACCCCGCACGGTATCCCTCCGCAATGTTGTAGTGTGCATACTTAAATCCAGCCCTGCGGAGAAAAAGACAATGCTTCCGATTCCACTCAGTCCTCGAACGAACATATAAATGATCAGAACCCTCAAACTCCTCCAAACAAACACAAAAACCAAACTCCTCCAAATCCGATAAACGCACACCATTACCCAATACCATGTCTTTCCTTATCTGTGTCACAACGTCTCTCCTTCTGTCGTATTGCGTCTTAAACAGTTCGTTGTGTACGGTAACTGGCGTGAACTGTCTTGTCAACCCACAACATACTTTTTCTTTGTTTCTCTATTACTAAACGGTATGATTCCAAACATTGGAGATACCGTGTCCGATAGACCTGAAATACTAGATCTGGTAAGTGCAACCCCCTCCTGCAACCCAATTCTCTTGGCTCATGAGATTTCGGGTGGAGAGTGGATAGCCTATGACCACATGGTACTCATGGCTAATCGACTCGATGAACTCGCAAAAACACGATATCTCGCTACCTTGCCAAAAGATACTCCTATAGACGAGGTCGCACCCTTCGCAAAAGAATGCTTCCAAGATCCAGAGAAAATGAAAGCTGCTCTGGAAAAACCAAACAAAGTCATTATCTGTATGCCGCCAAGACATGGTAAATCCATGTTCTGCTCCCTCTACTTCCCACTCTATTGGCTCAGTCTGTTCCCAAGAACCAAAGTCCTTCTCGCATCCTACGAAGCAGACTACGCAGCGTCCTGGGGCCGAAAAGTTAGAGACGCAATCTCAGAACACGGATCGAAAATGGGAAGAGACCTGAAAATCGCAGGTACGTCTAAAGCCGCATCTCGATGGGAACTCGAAAATTTCGGGGGAGGCATGTTCTGTGCTGGAGCAAGAGGACCAATCACCGGGAAAGGTGCAGACCTCGCTATTATCGATGACCCCATAAAAAACGATGAAGAAGCAAACTCCCAAACCTTCAGAGATAAACTCTGGGATTGGTATCTCTCCACCTTCTCCACTCGTCTCCATAAAGGAGCAGCAACCGTATGCATCATGACGAGATGGCACGAAGACGACCTCGTCGGAAGATTGCTAAAAGCTCAAGACGAAGGAGGAGATCGATGGGACGTTATACGAATGCCAGCGATTGCCGAGGAAGATGAGAAGTACGGTGACTATACAAGAAAAGAAGGTGAACCGCTCTGCCCTCACCTCATCCCAAAAGATATGCTCGAATCCGCAAAAGGACGAATGGGAGAATACTGGTACGCAACCATGTACCAACAACGTCCCTTCCCCCGTGGGGGAGGAATGTATCGAAAAGAAATGGTTGAAATCGTGGACTCGGTTCCACCTCATCTTGTCAAAGTTCGAGCCTGGGATCTCGCTGCCTCCATGAGCGGAAAAAGAACCGCTGGAATTCTTATGGCAAAAGATACCGAAGGTATTTATTATGTCCTCGACTCTGTTATCGGTAAATGGTTGCCGGGGGATAGGGACAAGGTGATTCGCAGCACCGCTACCAGGGATGGCAAAGGGGTTGCCGTCAGAGTCGAGCAAGAGGGTGGATCAGGAGGGATCGCACAAATACACTCAATCGTGCGGTCCCTGCCGGGGTATTCCGTTGAAGGCGTAAAAGTCTCCGGTGATAAAATATCTCGTGCCGATCCAGTCGCAGCCCAAGTCAATATCGGAAACCTAAAGTTTCTGAGAGGACCGTGGAATACCGCTCTGTTCGATGAAATGGAATCCTTCCCAAAAGGAAAATACTCCGACCAAATTGATGCCATGTCTCTGGCGTTTGATTATGTCGCTGTGAAAAACGTATTTCGCACCGCTATATACAAACCGTCTATTAAAGTCAGATCGTGGCGAGATGAAACCGATCTACTCGTGCCAACCAGAAGCGTTACTCATTGGCGTAAAGAGTTTCCGAGCTAGGAGAAATTATGTCTTATCCACTCATTCAGGGACGGAACTTCAATAGTGAACTGTATAACCGTGCCCTCTCTTCCGCATACCGAATCTGGACCCGTCTATATGATCCAGACTATGCGTTGAGTAGAGATCCTGATGTTTGGGAAAAACTGCGAAGAGACGCAACGATCACTCAGTCCGTTGATACCAGACTACACCTCGTTGCCGGAAGAAATTGGCACCTCGAACCGTTCAGAGATGAAGAAGGTGACCGAAAAGTAGCGAGTATGATCAAAGATATTCTTGGGCATATCCGAAACTTCACAGAAGCTCGATACGAACTCGCTCAAGCGATCTTTCGAGCAAGATCCTACGCCTATATCGAAGGCAAACCGGAAATGCGAACTTTCGGTGACGGGAAACCGAGAACATGGTGGGTTCCATACCGCTTGCGAGATGTTGATCGACGAAGAATCCGGTATCGGCCAGAACACGGGGTCGATGAAGAAGGAAACGAAACCGTCAACGTCATACAGGAAATGTGGTCCGTAATGCGGATGCAATACGAACCGTTCGATAAAGCCGAGCAGTTCGTGAAAATCGTATACCGCAATGAAGAAGCTCGACTCGGATACGGTCGAGGACTCATGGACTCCATGTACTTCTACTGGTGGATGAAAGCAATCGTCTGGCGAGAAGGACTACAAGGACTCGAAAGATGGTCGCAAGGAATCCTGATCGGAAAGATCGACTCCTATCGAGAAGGGTCTACCGCAAAAGCGAATGAAACCATTCGTGACGAAATGTACGAATCCCTCCATGACATGCGATCTCGACATGTCATCGTTGTCGGAAAAGAAGATGACATCGAAGTCAAAGAAGGGGGTCTCGCTGGACACCAAATGGTCATGGACTTCATCCGCTACATGGACGAGAAGCTCATCGCCCTGATCCTTGGCTCAACCATCCCGTTCGGTGGAGGGTCCGGTGGAGGATCGTATGCCAGAGCGAAAGTGGAAGAATCCACTACAAACGCTCTCATCCAGTTCGATAGAGATAAACTCGATGAGTCAATTACTGATGACCTCGTCGGACTCATCTGGAAACTGAATTACAAGAATTTCGTAGATATGGGATGCGGAGACGCAAGACCTCCAAAATTCAGGACTCAACCCGATAAGAGGGAAGATCCTCAAGGTGCGGCATCTATCATTACTCAACTCTCATCCATCGGGCTTCCTCTCAAAAAGGAAGAGGTCTACGAAAAGGTAGGATTTAGTGCCCCGTCCGAAGGTGATGAAGTGTTCGAAGGAAAACCAAAGGAACCCGTGGAGATCCCCGGTCTTCCAATCTAACGGAGATAAAAAATGGCTGAGTCTGGACTAATTACCCGTGCAAACGTCTACGCTACCAGCGTGGCAACTGCGACCGACTTTCTATCATCGGATGTGGCACCGACACACGGTCGTTCCACCTTTCGCTTGACCGTACAACTCGCATCCGCTGCGAAACTGTCGATTGAGGTGGATGATGGAAGTACCCAAAAATCTCTCGGTCTTTCAGATGATACTGATCTGACCGCTGGTCAACTGTTCACGTTCTGTTGGGGGGTCGATGTGGGTTTCACATACAACTTCCGGCATGATGACGGTGGAGCGGTAGTTGTAGATTACTTCTTGCTCGAAGAAATCCTCGGTGGAGAGATTTAAACATGGGATTTTCTACACTGGGTTTTGATTCTCCACAAGGGGGAGTGATGGGGTTTAATCCGGCCCAAGGGGCTGGTGAGGCAGCATATAATCCAGGCACACTTCTTGACGATCTCCAGTATCATTTCAAGTTTGATACGGCATCTGGTTTACTGACTGATTCTGTAACCTCGACCGTTCTTTCTGGCACAAATTCGCCATCGACAGAAACAGGGATGGTCGATCAAGCGGTTGGATTCAACGATACGGACGAGTCGAGAGCAAACTCGACAGATACCGCCCTTTTGACCGCAGCAGATGAGGTTCCTAGTGCGACTGAAGGCCTGAATGTTGCGTATCCATTTACGATCATCACCTGGATTTACCCCGAACAAAGAACTGGATGGTCAACGACTGCATTTGTCATCCGTGAGGAGCGAACAGGGGCTCCGAACTGGGCAATGTCAGCGTATAACGTCAACTCTGCCGTTTCGACTAATTTCAATTTTGCAGTGCGGGGAAGTGGAAGCTATTGGCGAACTGCCAGCACAACCACGGGCTACGCAATGGATGCTTGGCATTGCGTTGTGATGAATTGGTATGGATGTAATACAGACGAAAATGGTGATTTTTACAATACACAATGTGCAAAACGGGTCAGCGTTGTGACTGGGGCAGCCGGATCTGGATCGATTACCGAAACCGTATTTTCCACCTGTTGTGGCGAATATCTGCTCCAAGGTACTGAGCTTCAGATATCACAGCCACCTGGCTACGATTACGAGGGCC